CCGTCGAAACGTGCAACGCGCGTGTGGTGGATGCGAATGTTGACGTAGCCACTCGTCTGATCTGGTGTGATCCGCTGGCTGGTGGTGATGCGGTAGTGCGAAGGACGGGAGTAATCCGTGATCGAGAAGTCCTCGGGGATTAGCTCGTGGCGAGAAAGCGGCACGTAGCCGCGGATAGCGCGGATGCGGTTCATCTCGACCGGATCCTCTGGTGCACCGCCGTCGTCGATCAGCAGCACAAGGCCGGCGCCGCCATAGAGGCGCTGTAGCTTTATGACCTCCGACAGAGCGAAGTGGAACTGCGATGCCTGCAGGAACTGCTCGAAGCTGGTAAGGAGGTCTGCGTTATCTGATGCGTCGTCGCCACCCAGGTTGATAGTGGGATGGTGGCGCAGAATCTCGTCGCTAATAGCGTCGACGTAGCGACGCGGGATGCCATTGGTGTATAGAGATTCGAGTTCAGCCTCGGTTAGCAGAGTCTGAAAGCTGACACTTGTTGCGGTTGTTTTATCTTTTGACGGCACACCTAGACCCGTTAGGGCATTAACTAATGCACCGTCATTCCGGTAATTGTCTGAGGATGCAGTAGTCATGGCACAAGCGGGCTCGGGGAGGAGCTGTTAGCAGAATAGCTGCTTTGTGGATGGCGTCATAGATAAGTATTACCAGATGCAGGTGAATATGGTAACGCAAAAATGCATCTGGTAACGTGCGGCTGCATCTGGTAACGTACATTTGCACCCGGTAACGTACTTGTATGGGGGTTGACAGCCTCCCCTCGCTAACCTGAAACAGCCACCTGAAGGGGAATGGTTGACCATCAAATCGATGGACCACATCTTCTAACCAAGCGGCAGGCCAAGCAAAGATTTCGCGAAGGGATCCTCAACAGCTGGGGGTCCCTTTGCGCTTATTGCGGCAAACCAGGAGACACGCTCGATCATGTTCGCCCTCGGTGCAGAGGCGGACGCAGTGATCGCAGCAACATGGTGTGCTGCTGTGCTGCCTGCAATCGCGCTAAAGGCAGTGAGCTCGACTGGCGTGCCTGGTTTCGTCGCCAAAGCGCTTGGTCGCCACGCCGTGAAGCCGCTATCAGACTTTGGGTTGAAGCTGACGCACAAGGCTGGGCCGCTGCCTAGATGTTGTCGAAGAAGCTGGCAGTAGCCGGCGTCTCCGGGATCAGCGAGCACGCAAAAGCCAAAGCCATCACCGTGTCATCGTGCGCGCCGCTGGCGGCCTCGCGGCTGCCGTTCTCGCGTTGCTGAAACGCCCGCAGCTCATCAGCGATGATCCCCGCAGGAAACAGCAGCTCTTCACGCTCAAGCAAATACAAAATTCGATCCGTTGCCACTGTCTTGGACGCACGACTGGTGTTAAAGGTTTCAATGGCATAATTTGGCAGCACATGCTGCAGTGCTTCAGCGATAACAGCGCCCATCGCCTGCTTCTCCACAATTACGCGCTGTGGCATGTAGTCCTCAATTAAGGCTTTTACATGTTTCAAGCTGTAATCGGTGCTCTTGCCGTTCTCTCGGTACATTCCGACGACCTCGTAGGGAGCGCTCGTCACGTCCAGAACCATTGCGACGAAGTAGTCGTTGCCTCCAGCATTCGGGTCGACCCCAATCACGTAAGTGCGATTGATGGAGCCGCACTCCCGCCAGTGGCCGCGGGAAGCCTGGGCAACCAGCTCGGTGGGGTAGATCTGCGTGTCAGTGGCGCCGAAGGTGAGCTCGTACTCGGAGTTCCAGGCTGCCAGTGTCATCCGACGCGACTCACGTGTACGGCGTGCCCAGTCGGGGTCTGCACCGTAAATCGGATGCTGCGAGTAGTGGATGGCGACCTTGTTCCAGTCACCCTCGTCCGCGTGCCACAGCTGGCCGAACCAGTCCAGCTCCGTGTCGGGTGTGGACACCACGATCACCTTGGCGTCGTCGCCCACCATGGACAGCGTGGGCATAGCGCCGCGGTAGATCTCGGCAGCACCCTCGAGGAAGGCGGCCTCATCCATGAAGAGGACGGAGCAGCTGGGGATACCACGAGCGGCGCGGGGTGACGCCGGCAGGAAGTACAGCGTGCCGCGGCCTTCGAATGCGAGCTGTGTAGTGCTATCAGTCAGATAGCGCACCGACTCGCCGCGGAGGCTATTCGCCATCGCACGCACGCGGCGGCCAAGCTCGGAGGCGTCCTGCTGCGTCTTGGAGAAGATCACAGCGGCGAAGCCACGCTCGGTGAGGGCGCGGCACAGCAGGTAGTTACATACGGTCTCGGATACGCCGGTCTGTCGCGACTTATTGACCAGCGTGTTCGGGTTCTCGTTGATCGAACGGATCAGATCGATCTGATAGCTGTATGGATCGAACGGTGCAATCGTGCCGCTTGTGCGGATCCACGTGCGTCGTGCGAACGACGGCCAAGCCTCCACGCCGGGGAGCTGCCCCTGCGTAGGACTAGCAGGCTCGTACAGCGCAGCACGGGCCTGACGGCGGGCTAGCTCGGTCTGAAGGCGCTCTACGCGCTTGCGGAGGCTAGAAACAGATGCCATCAGCTTTCGAAGTCCGCAGGATCAGCAGAAGGCAGCAGTAGGTCGTCGTCCTCGGGGGCAGCGGATGGTGCATCTGCTACCGCGTCATTGGCGGCCGTAAGCCGCAGCAGCTGGCGTTCTAGGTCAGCAATCTGGCGCTCCAGGATGCGGCGCTCTTGGTAAGCCTGCGCACCGCTCATCAACGTGCGGGCAGCGGCGATGCGATCAGCAGCGCGGGCGTCGTCGTTATTGATGATCTCATCGAGAACACGGATGGCATCAGGAATTGTGCTGATGTTCATGCCACCGGTCTCGGAAAGCAGGTCCTGCTGAATCCGGGCAATGGCTTGCTGCACCGCTGGGCGCTGCCGCCATGTGTAGACCGACTTTTCGCTTACTCCAAGCTGACGCGCGGTCTCTCGGATGGTCTTTCCCTGCGCAAGAAAAGTGGCAGCAATGCGCTGCCTTTCGTTAAGTCCATCCGGGCCGTAAACGCGATCTGCCACAGGGTTAAAGGTTCCTATAAGTTCATACTATAGGGAGAACTTACCGCCTGTTTTGAAGCAAGGCAAGCTCAAATGCGGGCAGTTATTACGCGCTCGGGTTGGTCTTGGTACTTACCTGCACGGGTCGCATAACAGGTCTCGCATGGTGCGCCGCGGAAGAACAGCGCCTGCACAATGCCCTCGCCTGCATAGATGCGGCACGGTGAGCTGCTGCTATTGCTGAACTCCAAGGTCAGGTGGCCATGCCATCCCGCTTCGCCTGGGGTCGTGTTGGCAATCACGCCGCAGCGTGCGTAAGTACTTTTACCTATGAAAAGCGCAGTTACGTCGGGCGGCAGCGCCAGATGCTCAATGGCGACGCCAAGGCCGTAGCTATGCGCCGGAAGGACGAAATAGGACTCGCCCTCGGGTGTGTACCGCAGCGGCACCGGAACCAGGTGTGCGCTTTGGAAGTTCTTCGGGTCGATCACCGCAGTGCGGTCACTGCCGAGCTCGTATAGCCCCTGGAAGGTGTAGAACTCGCGTTCACTAAGGCGCAGGTCGTACCCATAGCTCGAGGCGCCATAGCTAAGCACACGCACATCGTCGTGCCGCGTGCGGACTAGGCCTGGAATGAAAGGCGTGATCATCCCGGCCTCGGTGGCCAGGCGTTTGATCTCGGTGTCAGAAAGAATCACGTAAGGGGTGGCTAAAGGTTTTCCTTGGTGAGGTTCTCGGCCAGGCTCCACTGGGCTCGCACGATGTCCTCAAAGCAGCGCTCCAGCAACGGGGCGGTGCCCGCATAAGTGAAAGCACCATCAGGACCGTCGTGGAGCTCCCAGTGGTAGTAGCCGTCCTCGGTGGAGCGGATGGTGATTAGAAGTGGAGAGACGTGGGGCATTTGAATTCAGGACTAACAGTGGGCTCCGGCCGCCAGTGGCGGATCACGCCGGCAACGATGAAGCAGTTAGTGATCAAGTAGCAGGCAAGGATCAGCAGGCGGATCAGAGCGACGCGATCAGACTCGCGGTCGCATGAGCTGGCCTTCTCACCCAGCGCTTTTGCGAGCAGCCTCCACACGGGCTAATAGGACTATTGAGCTTCCATCTCCAGCTTGATCGCGGCCTGGAAGTAGCCCGCAAGCTTCATACGGCGGAAGATTGGGCCGGCCTCGGGGGAATTCTTGTTCTCTAGAACGTCGAACTCATGGCGGGCATCCTGCAGTGCAGCCTTGGTCTCAATGTTGAGCATGTGCAGTTCGGTGTCGGAAAGCTCGGAAAGCTTGTCTAGGAAAACGTTTTTGTTGTGAAGCAAATAAGAACGGTAAAAGGGAACTTGATTGTCGGTCATTTGTTCTGAATGTCTCAGGGATTAAGCATCTGATCTAAGTACATCTCAGCCTGCCATAAATCGCTCGAATAGCGACATACGCCACCCACGCAGCTGCGGTAATAGATCTCACCGCGCTCGGGTTGGAGGGTCTCGATGTAGCCGTGATCGCGATCGGTGCGGCTGAGAACGACAGCGTTAGTCATAATGGTCCCTCGTGTAAGACACCCACTCGCCGCACCAGTCCTGGGGGCACGTAGAGGGCCATAGAGCGTGACTGCCGTTCTCGGGGTGAGGTGCATGCCGACGGCACTCCGGCTCGCGCCAATAAAGGCAGTTGGCACACATTTGATCGCCGTCGGCTTTAGTCATTCCACCCAGCCCCACTGCTGACCTTTACAGATGCGCCAGCACTGTTTGCTGCTGATTCCATAGCGGATAGACAGCTGACCAAACGTAAGGCCGTCGCTACGCAGGCGGCGCATTTCGCGCACGTTGTCCGCTGTTAATACATTTGCTGGATTGCTTTCGCCACGCTTAAAGCCGCAGCCAACTGGTGGCGTCAGCACACGGCGGACGTAACGCAAGAACTCATCGTCAGCGGGAACGTGCTCGGAGAGGCGCTCGGTCAGCTCCAGCGCAAGCGCGTGATAATTCATCGCCACTTGTCTCCCAGCAGCTGCTGACGGCACACCTCAATGGCCTGCTGCGCTGCTTTCTGCGTCATCACAGACTCGGTGGCGTCCATTGCACGCACCACGCGGTTAAGCAGATCCGGGTAGTACGTGTCGCGGAAGTTGGCCGCGATGTCGTAGCAGAACTCCTCCCACAAACCTGTGTAGGTGCTGCAGGTGCGGCCGCTTGCCACGTAAAGCGCTTCCATCATGTCAGCGCGTTGCTGATCGAGGCGGGTTGCTTCGTTCATTAAGTGATGCTCGGTGAATACTTAAAGTTGATCTTCGGGTGTCTCGAACCATTCAGGAGCAATAATCAAACTAAGAATAGTCTGATTTGGATAAGTCTCCTGTAGGCAGAGTTTAGCGTCTTCTAAATCGTGCGCCATGACGGCAACAGTCATAGTTTGCAAACGGGCTTGATACAGCTTCATTAGGCAGTCTCATCGCGTAATAGCCGAGACAAGCGCCGAGAAAAGCGCTTAGCTGCGGCTCGGTCATACGTCGTCGTGTGCCAGTTACCGCACAGCGGACAGGCATACGGTGTCCCCGCATAGCCACCGCGCTTCAGATGCGCGATGGCCGATTGGCGGTTCAAGTGAGGCACCTTGCTAGCGCACATTGTGTGGGCGCGCTCGAGGAACGCCTCATCAGCAAGGGTCAGTGGGTCGGTGTGGGAGTGCAAAGCGGTAAGTCAGTCGTCCTCGGGGGCTGCAGGCAGCCTGGCAGGCGTGTTACTCGCCGCACCGGCGCGATCAAGCGCTCCGGCTAAGTCAGCGGCAGCTCCGAAGATCGGGCCAACCACAGGGGCAAGCTCCGCGCAGTAACGGTGCACGGTGTTCCAAAAACGCTCATCAGACATCGTTGTTGTTCCGGTAGTGGGTGATTGCGGTGTTAATCAGGTCGCCGACTGTTGTGCCGTGAGGCGCATCGGCGTGCGTCTTGCTAAGCCACTCGAGGTTCTCGGGGGTAAGCACGACGCTCACCTTCAGTCGACTAAGGCCGCGGCGCAGTTCCTCATTGGTACGCGCGGCGGCACGGCGTGCAGCTTCAGAGCGGTAGCGGTCTAGATCGTCCTCGGTCAGATGGCCAAGGCAGACCGCTTGCTGCATCATCTGCAAAATGCGCTGGCGGCTAACGCCAAGCTCAAAAGCGAGATCCGACCACTTAACAAAGCCCTGACGGGCATAGTGGATTTCGGCTCGCTTGATCATCGCTTGGTAGCGGGATGCAGGGAGCGTCATTGCGTCTTAATAGGAAGTTCGATTGCGACTACACGTAGATCACGCCAGCCAAGCTGCTGCAAAGCAGCGGCGCGGCGCGTGGCAGTAATGAAGTCGATGAAGCGAGTGGCGCCTTCAGCAGTGGGGAGCACCACAATCGGTGGACCCTCACTGCTATGAGAAGCAGCCAGGTATCCGTGCTCAGCGCGGATCGTGTAGTAAAGGCGCGTGGTACGTGCCTGCCGGGTAGTACCGGTTTGTGATGCCGCGATCTCGGAGGCGTGCATTGGCGTTCAGGATTTCATTTGTAGTGGCGTAGGTTCGATACAGCACAATGCCCGTTACCGGGTTGCACAAGTCATACAAAGCAAACGCAGCAGAAGACATGCGAAAGCAACGGCAGCGCCGTGAAGAAAAAGAGATTGGCCGGAGGCGGTCAGCGAGCGGCGCGAACCGGCTCTATCAGTCTGACGACCTCCGGTGGAGGTGGTACGTGCTCTCCCCATCAAGCTCGGTCAGATCGGGAGCTGAGTCATAAAGGTTCATGCAAGAGTCGATGAACTGCTCAACGCGGGCGTAGTCCAGGGCAGCGTTGATCCACTGCGTCTCCAGCTCGTCGTTGTTCTCGATCAGCTGTTCCATCTGTAAGCAGGCGGTCCGGTTAAAGCAACGCCAAAGCACAGTGATAAAAGCGATCGTGTCCATGAACGACGCATCGCTCAGCTCACCCTTGGTTAGCTCCGTGTGGAGCAGGTGAACTAGCTTGCGGTGACGCGGACGCAGGCTGTCGTAGTTGGGAAAAATCTCCCTGACGCTGCTATCGCTCAGTTGCTCGAACAGGGCTTCGGGGCTGTCAGGGATTTGCATTCGACAAAGGAGTTTGCTTAACACTAGAGAGGAGCTACAAGGTCACACCAGAGCCAAGCACGCTTCACGTGCTCGGGTGATGCGCTTGGCGGAGGTGCCGCCCCACAGCGATTCCAGACGGGCGCGGGCACGCTCCGTTTCGTCCTTAGCACGACCCAGGTTGTGCGTCTCGCACTGCGTGATCGCATTGAACAACCCGTAAAGCGTGCCGGCACAACCCGTAAGGTCGCGGATGCCATAGCCCGTGTCGCCAGAGAAATGGCTGCGGACCGTGTCGACCTCGGTAAGATCGCCGATCGTGCGGGGCCGTGTGGCGCCTGATTTGTCCTTGTAAGGCACCGCGAGCTTGTCGGCGTAAGTGGCCTCGAGCACACGGCGGGCGACCTCTTGGGTCACCTGCACACTAGTCAGATCGCGCAGTTCGTCAATTGATTGGCGGAAGCTACGGCGCTCTAGGTCGATCAGCTGTGGCAGACGCTCAGCGAACTGCGTAACCGATGCAGTGTGCCGGGCACGCAGGCCCGCGCCTTTGCTAACCGCAGCGCCTGCAGCCTTGCCTGTCAGATAAGACAGCTGATTAGCGCAGCGCAGACGGATGTCGCTGAAGAACACACCGAAGCCGCTGCTCCCATCGTGGGAGTTGAACAGGTGCAAGTAACGGCGCACCGTGTCGCCAGGCAACACCTCACTCTCGGTGTCGATGGTCGCTGTGGCGAACACCTTGCGGCCGCCGCGCAGCGAGAGCACGTTCTCGATCGTGGCATCCTCGTGCAAATAGTCCAGGATCCGCACCAGCGCATCGTTCTGAACCGGTGTGTAGCCCGCGCCGTGGATGCCCAGCAGCGCATCAGTGTCGCTGCGGACGATCGCAACGTGCTCGGGTGATCGCACCGGGCCGTCGGCACCCATAAAGGTGACCGGGCGGCGGTCAGCAGTCCA